AGTGTCAGTTCTTCTTCTCCCTACGCCTACGACTACGACGAAACCGAGGAACTCACCGACGCAATCTATGACGCCATGGCTGGCTACGATGGCTGGCTCATTGACCTGATGGCCGAGTCGGTGTACCCCGAAGACCCTGAGCAGGCGAAACGATTTATCAATAAGAAGAAGTTGCGTGACCCCAGTGTGCTGACCGAGGCATTGGAGTTAACGCACCAGTTGGACGCTGGCACTGCGCTGGCGACTTTGTTTGACCTTGTTTATAAGGAGTATGCGTGATGAGTGAAACAATCCAAATGACCGGCTACGCCAAGAAGCAAGCCGCTACTGCCAATCAACATTTCTTTGCCGCAAGCGTGCAAGACTGGTGCTTGTCCACGCCTGAGCGTGACTTGCGTGAGGTGATGAAGATCATGGATGGGTTTGGGCATGGGTATAACCTGTACCTCGTGCCCCTGCCCCACGATGCCGCCTATGACATCAACTTCTTCCAGCCCCAAGTCGAGGGTGCGAAGTGGTTGGGGTTCTTTGATGTGAAGAAGAAAGGAAAACGCAAATGAGTGAACAACAAGAAGCCGACGAACTGCGCCGACTGTATGAGGTGAATCAAGAACTGTTGGCGGCGTTGCAGACTATTTTGAACATCTCGCTCATGGACAGCGGGCACTGGGCAAAGACCATCGAAGCCGAAGCCCACGCCGCCATCACAAAAGCACAAGGAGAAAACAAATGAATGAAGACGGAGTACCCATTTGGTTTAAAGTAGCGATGTTTCTTGGTGCGGTCATAGTACTTGCCCTTGATCTATTCGTGTGGCGTCCGTGATATATTGTCCAACGCTTGACATCCTAGCGGGTGTCAGGCATCATCTTAAAAAAGGAGAAAGCAAATGAGAAAACCTGAAACTACCCTCGAAGCCGTTGACCAAGTACACACCCTGCTATCTGCGGCGGCAGATGACCTGACACGATACCTTGATGCGCCTGAAGATCACTTCGCGCCAGAGTATTTTGAATCTGTGAAGGATGCTGTGCTCGATGCACACATGCTTGTGTCGTGGCTCAAAGACCAAATCAAAGGAGGCATGCAATGAAACGACTGAAAGCAGTGACGATGGAACACCGAGAGCAGACCGAGTACCGCCCTACGGGTATCCTCGACCCCAACTTCAAGTACGCGCCCGCCGCCGCTACGGATGTGACGCAGACATGGCGTAGGTTTGGTTGGAAACCCATCGAGCGCAAGGACATGCACTATGCGCCAACACCCCAAGAAAAAAGGTAAGAAGGAGTACGCCATGCCTGACATGAAGACCGCCCTGAGCGCAGTGCTCAACGAGTGGGCACAAGATGAACAACCACAACCCAAGGAGAAAACAACAATGCCTACAAACTATGTCAAGACCCCTGACAACAAGGTGCGTTTTGCGCCTACCAACAATGTGAGTCGCGAGACATTTAATGTTGTCTTGAAAAACCCGGGCATCACAAGAGCAAAAGTAACGGACGCCTTATGCAAACAGGGGTTCAATAAAGCCTCTGTATCCTCGCTTGTTGGGCAATACATTCGGTGTAAATATTTCAGTCAGACAGATGAGGGGAAACTGTATTGCTTGCTCAAAGAGTACAAATCACTGCCCTCTACCAAGGCGCAAATGGCAATGGTGAGGAGGGAGGTTAAACCTGTGAAGGCTAAGGCCGTGGAGAAGTCGGCTGGCATCGCCGCGCTCAAGGTCGATGCTAAGGTAGTGGTGAAGAAGGCGTTTGACCCTGCCGAGTTGGTCAACAATCTGTCAGTCGTACAGGCTCGTGAGTTGTATGACATGCTGAAGAAAATATTTGGAGGTTGAGATGAGAAACGATTTAACTGGGGACTTTGATAGAGACTTCGTTCAAAACCTGTGGGACAAGGCCAAAGAGCGCGAGCGTGAGATGCGCGAAGACGCCATGGACTGCTTCGATACTGGCGCAGATGATGGGGACGACGATGAGTAAGTTAGAGGTGGCCAAGATTGATCGCTTCGGCCCAGCGTACACACTCAAGTCAGTCATCAACATCGTTGGCCAAGAGATTGAGAGCGAGACAGGAACATACTTTTCAAGAGGAGCAAAGACAATGAGCAACGACATGCAACACGCAACGAAAACACTGACCGAGGCAGAGCGCATGCTCTCCACGGCAATCGACAAATACAACGCCCAGACAGCGGCGGTGTCTGCCGCCGCCAAGAAATGCTCAGGTGATGTGCGCAAAGCCGCCGACGACCTTGCATCAGGGCTTGCCAAGGTCGAGAAGACCGCCAACTTCAGCAACCTTGAACGCTATGTCAACCTGTTGGAACGCGCCGCCACCGCCATGCAGACGTTGGCAGAACTGGAGAAGGCAGGGAAACTGGACAAGATCGCTGGGGCGTTGAAATGAGCGAAGATGAAATTATCCAAATGGCCGTGGAGTGCGGCATCATTCCTTGGACTAAGCACGAGTACATCGGCAATAAAAGGTTTACCGCAACAGACGATGGCCTTGATGGGGACGCCGCCTCATTGGTGCAGTTTTTTCAAATGGCCGTTGCCCATGAGCGTGAGGCGTGTGCCCAGAGGCTAGACGCTGTTGGCTGCGATCACTGCGCCACGAACATTCGAGCAAGGGGGAACAAATGACCAAAGAAGACAAACCAAGGCTAACCGTCATACCATCGTCTGATCAAAAGGCAATGGGGATTGACTTGATGAATGACATACGCGATCTGGTGAACTCTCCAAAGTATGACCACATGACTGTTGCCACCGTAATTGGTGTGCTTGAGATGACCAAGTTGCATTATTGGAACGTAAACCTATGACAAGTCCATTTGACTGGAAAGGCAAGCCAAGTGTGTTTGCCAAAGACAAGGAATTCAAGCCGCTAAAGAACGGCAAGACCAGATCACAGACCTCAAGCGAAGGGTTGCAGAAGGTCTATGACAAGGGCATCAACTCAGCCACAGTGCTGATCAGCGACAAGACCGAGGGCGGTATGTCAGAGGCATTTAAACGCATACACAGGAGAGAGAAATGAAATACGGAGACTTTCAAGACTGGGTGGAAAAGAACTGCATGTACGAAACCTTCTACAAAGATTCGGAGGGGCGCATCATTCTGGTCATCACGGAGTTGGATGCGTGGGTGATGTGCAACAGGTTTGCCAAAGAAACAGGAGAAAGAAATGAAGTTTGAAACAATTGGTTTGTGCGAACTGAAGTTCAGGGTTGATGTAGCAATCAACCACAAGTTTGAGACGGACAGGTTAGAGACAATCCGTCTGGCTATTGAGAAAGCCATAAACGACAACGCCAATCACAGCATGGTGATGGGTGAGTCCATGATTGAATTGTTGGAGGAGAAGAAATGAGCACAAACACAGGTGGGCCAGCGTTTCCACAACCGAACAACCCCGCCCGAGGCATGACCCTGCGTGATTGGTTCGCTGGTCAAGCGATGCCAGAGTTGATCGGCTTTGGAAGTCCAGAAAATGGTGCCAAAGTGGCTTACGAATGGGCAGACGCAATGCTGAAAGCGAGGGAACAATGACACAGGAAAAGAAAGAACTCAAGATTGAGTTTGCCGAGGGTTGCTTTGACAACTTTGATGGCACTCAGGAAGAACTGCAAGAGATGATTGCCCAAATCCGACAGATGGTGGCAGACGGGACGCTGGAAGAAAATTCCAAGCCTGTTGACCCCGAGGATGAGGAGTTCATCAAGTTCATGGAAAACCAAATGAAGCCACGGCAATGAGCACACCACAAGAATACTGGGACGCCTGTCTGATCAAGACATGGCGCAAGCACGGGACACTGCAAGACGCACTCAGTTTGTTCCTGTCTATAACCGGCCAGAGGGCTACCGAAAGCGGGGTGTTACGGCTACCAGACAAAGGCATTCCTTGGGGTGTGCATGTGCGTGTCTTTGTTGCGCAGCACCTGCCAAAAATAAGCGACTGGTTGTGGGACAAGCCGCCCGAAAAAGATGTGGCGTTGCTCAAGAAACTGTCCGTGTCCAAGTACGACACACTGAAGACGGCATTCAAGAGCAGTGCAGACAAAGAGTTGGCTAACGAGATGCGGCGTTTGAAAACAAACCGCAAACGCATGGGTATGAGAACGCTTGAGTACAACAACCGTGGGCAAGCAACAGACTGGGGCGTGAACAAAGGCGCACAGAGTAAAACTGGTGGACGCACAAGAAGATTGGGGTGACATGGATGCCAAAGACAACAGGGATGCCCTGCCCATTGTGCAAAGCGACGAGCGATGTGGTGATGACACGGATGATCGACGGGCACTATATCAGGACGAGGGAGTGCTTCAACACGCACATCTTCAAGACCAAGGAAGTGGTGCTGACCGAGCCAAGACCAAAGCGGTCACGATTCGATGGGCAGACTGGAACCCATTCCAAAGGGTGACAGGCCGTGCCTTACAACAACTCAACAAACGCCAGCGCAAACAAAAAGCGCTGGATGACGCACCGGAGGCTTTGCTATGAGAGCAGATGAATTGCAAGTAAGCGGAACCCATTACAAGGAGATGCCCATCCAGCCGTGGCATGTGATGGAGGCAGTGTTAACCCGAGAAGAATTCATTGGATTCTTGAAGGGCAATGTGATCAAATATTCCCTTCGTGCCGGGCGCAAGGACGGTACTGACGATGCGGGTAAAGCCCGTCACTACATGCAAAAGTTGAAGGAAGTTCAAGATGGCGGCAACACCGGAGGTGAAGGTTAAGAAGATGATCAAGAAGATGCTCGATGACGCTGGCGCGTACTATGCCATGCCCATCGGCACAGGCTACGGCAACTCTGGCGTGCCTGACTTTTTGATCTGCTCGGGTGGGCGGTTCATTGCGGTCGAAGCCAAGGCAGGCAACAACAAACCAACGGCTTTGCAAGAGAGCCACTTGCAAAAGATTCGAGCCAAAGGCGGCATCGCTTTGGTCATCCGCGAAACAAACATGCACGAACTCAAGGAGGTGCTGGCATGGACGAAGTAAGTATTAAAGAAATGGAACAAGAGATTGAGCGCAGGGTCGAGGCAATGTCCGACAACCAGCGTGAGCATTTGCGCTCCCTCATCTATGAGTTTGTCAGGTGCTACGACAAGGACAGCAACGACTGCGCCGTGGTCATCCTCGGTACTGGGTCGAGCATCGACAACATCATCACAATGAACTGCGACAGCATGGAAGCGTCAGGTCTGATGCTGGCGGCAAATGATTTTTTCGGATACCTAAACACAAAAGACGCACCACCGAAGGAAATGTTTAACTAAAAGGAGAAAGCAAATGGCAAAACTACCATACACATACACAATCTGCCCGCCCGGGCCGGAACCGAAACAACCCACGGCAAGTTGCCCAGAGATGGGTTTGTTGTTGAGAAACAGCCCTGACGGGGACTTGACCATCAAGAACCGAGGCGAAGCATGGCAGTCATGGCGCAACAACTTACAAGCCGAGCCGTTTGAGGATGCACTGCGCCGTCTAATTGCCGAAGCAAGAGCCAAGTGGGACAAGCCATGAGCGGCTGGCAAATACGGGAAGACAATCACGGAGTGCCACATGTTGTGCCTGTTGACGATTTGCGAGAACACGAACCGGCTGACTGCTGGTGTAACCCAACGATTGACGATGAAATCGTCATCCATCATGCCCTTGATGAACGAGAAAAGTTTGAAAAAGGAGAAAGAAAACCATCATGACAAAACCATATGAACGCATACTGGCCGTTGATTTTGAAACTCGCTGGTCGATGAAAGACTACACGCTGTCGAAGATGACAACTGAGGAGTACATCCGTGATTCTCGATTCAAAGCATTTGGGTGTTGCACCCACGAGTATGGAAGTGATGACCCGATCCTGTGGATTGGAGAACGCGACCTACCTGAATACTTTGCTTCAATCGACTGGTCAACCACCGCAGTGCTTGCCCACAACGCACAGTTCGATGTTTCAATACTATCGTGGCGGTACGGAGTTACCCCCGCGTTCATCTTCGACTCGCTATCAATGGCACGCGCTTTACGAGGCGTGGAGGCTGGCAATAGTCTCGCCAAACTTGCGGCAGATTTTGGTCTTCCCGCCAAAGGGCAAGCCGTACATTCGACAGACGGTCTGTCCGAGTTGGACGAGGTCGTGGAATCTGAACTGGCCGAGTATTGCAAACACGACGTATATCTATGCGAGCGGGTTTTTGAACGACTGGTCAGCGGATACCCCCCGTCGGAGTTGCGCCTCATCGACATGACCTTGAAGATGTACACGCAGGCGTGTCTGGAGTTGGATCAGGAAATGCTGATTGTTGCGTTGGATGATGAAAGGACAAAGCGAGATGGACTACTCAAACAGTTGGGCGTGGACGAGTCTTCGCTGGCGTCGAATCAACAGTTTGCAAACATACTTCAGAGCATGGGGGTTACTCCCCCTTACAAGACCAGCAAAACAACCGGTAAACAAACGCTGGCGCTTGCCAAAAATGATGCCCTTTTTCAAGCGTTACTCAACGGTGAGCGAGAAGATGTTGCCCTCCTTTGCGAGGCACGCCTTAAAGTTAAGTCAACAACCGAGCGCACACGCGCCCAACGGTTCCTTGACATTTCGGAACGTGGAGCACTTCCGGTTCCTCTTAGTTATTACGGCGCTCTCTCAGGACGATGGACAGCGGCCAAAGGGTCAGCCATCAACATGCAAAACCTCAAGCGCGGGTCATTCCTGCGCAAAGCAATTATGGCTCCCGATGGGCACCAACTCGTCGTTGGCGATCTATCGCAGATTGAGCCGCGAGTTCTCGCGTGGTTTGCAGATTACCAAGACCTCCTCGACATCTTCCGCTCTGGCGCTGACGCTTATGCCGCGTTCGGTGCGCAGATGTTCAACATCCCCGGCCTCACAAAAGACACCCACCCAGACCTTCGCCAGTCAGCCAAGTCGGCTTTGCTCGGGTGTGGCTACGGGTTGGGATGGGCGTCCTTTGCCGCCCAGTTGCTGGTGGGTTTCCTTGGCGCACCGCCGGTTCTTTATACAAAAGACTTTGCCAAGAAACTGGGCGTGACCTCCGACTACATCGACCGCTTCCTGTCGTGGGACGAGAATGTAAAGAAACTCGAAGCCATTCCCCACACCTGTACCGACCGGGAACTATTGATCCACGCTATCGCCGCCAAGAAGATCATAGACATTTACCGCATGACTTCGCATCCCGTGGTGTCGTTCTGGGACATGTGCGGGCGGGCGCTGGAGACATGCCTTGCGGGGGGCGACGAGTTGGTGTATAAATGTATCACCTTCAAAAAGGAGGAGATCGTATTGCCCAATGGCATGTCGATCCGGTACCCCAATCTGCGCAAAGAAAAGGACGGTTGGGTCTACGGCGTGGAGGGCGCAACGCCCACCAAACTCTACGCTGGTAAGATCACCAACAACATCGTTCAGGCAGTTGCTCGGATTGTGATGACCGATGGTATGTTGCGTGTGAACAAACGTTATTTCGTGGCTGGCACAGTCCACGACGAGTTGATCGCAGTCGTTCCAAACGACGAAGTTGAAGAAGCAAAAGTGTGGGTATGGGAACAGATGGTTCAGGAGCCGAAGTATTTGCCGGGGATACCGCTCAACTCAGAAGTTGGCGCTCACCGACGCTACGGCTTGGCCAAAAATTGAAAGGAGAAAGCAAATGAAGACACTAAAACTGCCAAAGAAAATACGGGTTGGCACCCGATGGTACAGCGTGGATGTGGTCGAGTCCATGAAGAACCGAAGCGAGATGGGGCGCGTCTACTACGACGAGCAACGCATCGAGTTGGCCAAGCGGTCGCACCATGGTGTGCCGTTTCGCTTGTCGGCACTGGAGGAAACCTTCTGGCACGAGTTGACCCATGCCATACTGCACAGTATGGGCGAACACCAACTCAACAACCGTGAGTCGTTCGTCGAAGAGTTTGCCAGCCGCCTGTCAGCGGCGATCCGAACAGCGAGGTTTTGAATGATCAATGAAGTAATCATTGTCAACGGTGTGCCCACGTTTGTCCGCTTTCGGGCGGTGGCCGTTGAGAACTACGGCAGTGAGGGGTGCATGCCCATACACGCCGGTGACTGCCCGTATCGCAAAGAAATATCTTGCGTCAGCGGTTCAGGCGGTTCGTTATGCGGTGGCTACTTTGGCCACGCCGGTGAGTATGTGGTGAAGTGCAGTGAGGAACTGAAATGAAAAATGTCACATGGTCGCACAGCGCACTCAAAGACTATGAGGGCTGTCCCCGTCGGTACTACGAAGTCAAGGTGCTCAAGAACCACCCGTTCACCGACACCGAGGCGACCATCTACGGCAAGGAACTGCACACGGCGGCAGAGGACTACATCAAGGACGAGACGCCACTGCCCCCGCAGTTTGCCTTTCTCCAAGACACCCTCGACGCATTGAAGGCCAAGCCCGGACGCAAACTCTGCGAGTACAAGATGGGCGTGACCAAAGACCTGAAGCCCTGTGGGTTCCTCGACAAAGATGTGTGGGTGCGCGGCATCGCTGACTTGCTCATCATTGACGACGATAACCTGACGGCCAAAGTCGTGGACTACAAGTCAGGCAACAACAAGTACCCCGACCGAGAGCAGTTGAAACTCATGGCACTGATGGTGTTTGCGCACTTCCCGCACATCCGTCGGGTGTCTGGTGCTCTGCTCTTCGTGGTCAAGAACGACATCGCCAAAGCCAGTTTCATGGTGGGCGAAGCCGAAGAGTATTGGTGGGACTATCGGGAGCGCGTTGCCCGCATCGAACAAGCGCATGAGACTGGGGTGTGGAACCCCAAGCCGACACCACTGTGCGGGTGGTGCCCGGTCAAGACCTGTGAACATCACAAACCGAGAAGGAACTAATCATGGCAACCAGAGACTGGAAGCACGAGTATCAACTTCAAAAGAAGCGCGGCGAGGACAAAGACCAGATCGAGCGCCAGAAGGCACGCCGTGCTTATGACAAAAAGGGCATCGACCGCAAGGGCAAAGACATCGACCATGTAGTGCCCATGCGCAAAGGCGGCAAGTCAACGCCGGGTAACACCCGTTTGCGTTCTCGTTCATCCAACAGAGGAGACAACAAATGACATTTGAAGAATGGTGGGGCACCATCAGCGATGCCGAGCAAAAACTAATCGGCATCAACAACGCAAGGTTTGTTTGGGAGGAAGCGCAGAAGAACCGAGTCAACATACTGGCGCTTCCTACCTTCACCATGGCACGGTTTGGCGACCGTATCACCATCATGTCACACCACGGAGAAGGCGGCGATTTTGATCTGCAAAAGTTCGATAGCGCAGTGGGTAAGTTCTTCGCAGAAAACTTTTAAAACACAGGAGAAAGCATTTTGGAAATCCTTGAAGACAAGGCGGTTGTCTTTCGCACACGCAACCCCGACAAGTACAGCATCATCCCTAAGCACAAGATCATTGAGCAAGAAGGCGACACCTATAAGATCGCCGTGTACTGGGGCTTAGATGAAGCGAGAGTGCTTCGCAACCTCGGCGTTAAGGATGTGCCCTCGCCCATCACACGCCGCTACAACTGGCCGGGGCGCTACAAGCCCATGGCTCACCAAGTCGATACTGCCGCCTTCCTCACGCTCAACAAGCGTGCCTTCGTCTTTAACGACCCCGGCACTGGCAAGACACTATCGGCGCTGTGGGCGGCTGACTACTTGATGACTCGTGGTCTGGTGCGCCGTGTGCTCATCCTGTGCCCGCTGTCGATCATGCACTCGGCGTGGATGTCTGACTTGAACAACTCCATCATCCACCGCTCGGCCATCGTCGCACACCACCCGCAAGCCGCCAAACGCATCGAGATGATTCAGTCTGACTACGAGTTCGTGGTGTGCAACTACGAAGGGTTGAACTTGATCGCAGACGAGATCAAGAATGACGGGCGCTTTGATCTGGTGATCATTGATGAGGCTAACGCTTACAAGACCGCCACCACCAAGCGATGGAAGACGCTGAAGGCAATTATCGGTGCCAACACATACCTCTGGATGATGACGGGCACCCCCGCATCGCAGTCACCTGCCGATGCGTTTGGCTTGGCCAAACTTGTTAACCCCGATGGTGTACCGAAGTTCTTCACCGCATGGCGCGATCAGGTCATGTACAAGGCCACCATGTTCAAGTGGATGCCAAAGAAGGATGCGCGTGAGCAGGTGTTCAACGCCTTGCAACCCGCCATCAGGTTCACCAAAGAGCAGTGCTTGGACTTGCCGCCAGTCATGACGCTGACCCGCGAGATACCGCTGACACCGCAACAGAACAAGTACTACACCCTGCTCAAAGAGCAGATGCTGGTGAGCGCCGCAGGGACAACCATCACAGCGGTCAACGCCGCTACTGTGGTGAGCAAACTCTTGCAGATCAGTTGTGGTGCCGCCTACAACGACGACAAGGAAGTGGTCGAGTTCGATGCCAGCCCACGCTTGAATGTGCTGGAGGAAATTCTTGAAGAGACTGAGCGCAAGGTCATCATCTTTGCCATGTTCCGCTCAAGCATCGACACCATTCATGCGCACCTGATCAAGCGTGGCATTACTGCCGAGGTCATCCACGGCGCTGTGAGCGCAACCAAACGCGCTGACATCATCCAGCGATTCCAGAACACGCCAGACCCACGCATACTGGTGATGCAACCGCAAGCCACTGCACACGGGATTACCCTAACCGCCGCTGACACGGTGGTGTTCTACGGCCCGCTGATGTCTGTTGAGCAGTACATCCAATGTATTGCACGCGCTGACCGCAAGGGGCAGAACAGTGACAAAGTGACTGTGGTGCATATCCAGAGTTCTCCAATTGAACGCAAAATGTTTAAGGCGCTGACGGCCAAGGTCGATGACAACGATCTTCTGACAGCAATGTTTGAGGCTGAAATAAATTCTTGAAAGGGGGTTGCAGAGATTTATTTTTCGGGTAGACTGTCTAACTCTAGACAAACACAACAGGAGAAAGCAAATGGAAGATACTGAAGTTGAGGCGATACCAATTGATCGCCTCGTCAAAATCCACACCAAGATCAAATCGCAGATCGAGGCGCTGACCAAAGAGTACGACACGAAAGTGGAAGCACTCAAGGCACAGCAAGACGAGGTGCGGTTTGCCATCAAGGATCAGATGAAAGCCTTGGGGCTGAAGTCTGTGAACACATCTTACGGAACGGTCTCATTGATGACCAAGACGCGCTACAACACGAACGACTGGGACTCGTTCAAGAAGTTTATTCTTGAACATGAGGTCGTCGATTTGCTGGAGAAGCGCATCAGCCAGTCAAACATGGCGACCTTTCTGGAAGAGAACCCCGGCGCAGTCCCGCCGGGACTGAACTCGCACACCGAGTTCGACATTCGTGTAACCAAGTCAAAGTGAGTTTAACCATGAGCAATATCACGCTTTTTTCGTCATCCAATGTTCCCGCCTTCGCTCGTAACAACGAGTTGTCTGATACCGCCAAAGCCCTGACCGGCGGCGGTACTGGTTCTTCGGTCAAGCGCATCTCTATCAAAGGCGGGGTCTTCCGACTCGTCGCTGGCGGCAAAGAGATTGCCTCGATTGATGACCGCCATCTTGATGTCGTCATCGTCAAAGCCGCGCCCAAAGTCAGCCGTATCTTCTATGAAGGTGCCTACGACCCCGAGCGCATCAGCGGCCCCGACTGCTGGAGCAACGACGGTGAGAGGCCCGATGCTTCCATCAAGACACCCCAACACAAAACCTGCATGGGTTGCCCCCAGAACGAAGCAGGCTCGGGCAACGGCAACAGCCGTGCCTGCCGCTTCCAACAGCGCCTTGCTGTGGCTCTGGCCAACAACCTCGAAGGTGATGTGTTGCAACTGACACTCCCTGCCACGAGCATCTTCGGGAAAGAAGATGGCGACAAGCGCCCCTTGCAAGCCTATGCCCGCTTCCTTGCGGTGCAGACCCCGCCTGTCAACCCCGAGCAGATCATCACCCGCATGAAGTTCGACACGAAGGCCGAAGCGCCCAAACTGTTCTTCACGCCCGTGCGCTGGTTGGAAGAAGACGAGTACGACATTGTTCAGAAGCAAGCCGACAGCGAAGATGCCAAGCGTGCCGTGACCATGACGGTTGCGCAAGCCGATGGTGTCAAGCCCAAGGCTGAACTGGCGATTCCGGGCAAGCCCACCAAGGCCGCGCCCAAGGTCGAGGCTGAAGAAGAGGACGAGGCCCCGCCGCCTCCCAAGGCCAAGGCGAAAGCCAAGGTCGAGGCTGAGGACGATGGCGGTGAACCCGAGGTGCGCAAGGGTGGTGAGAAGCCCAACGCCGTACCTACCAAGAAGTCAAAGTTGGCCGACATCGTGGCTGACTGGGACGACGAGTCTTAAGGAGAATCGGGGGGAAAGCGGTAAGCCGTAGAGGCGTCTGTGACGCCGTGAGTACCCCCACCCAAAACAACCATGGCTTATTCACAAAAAACAATTGACGCCGTGCTGGCCGCACCTAAGACCCCGGGCAACCAGTTGGGTCGATGGGCGATCCATCTCGACTTTCCTGTCACCAAGATTGCCAAGGCGCTTGGTGTCACCCGCCAGACCGTGTACAACTGGTTTGTTGGCAAAGATGTCTTTGTCGCCTACCAGAACCGTGTCGACCTGCTGTTGTTGATCATGAAGTCCTCGCGCACCGCCGACGAGGCATGGAGAAAAATATGTCACGAGTACAATTTGCCCACCTGACAGATGAAGAGTTGATCCGTCAAGCCTACATTGAGCACGACAACCCGCTGGTGCTGGAGTTGTGCAGTCGCATCGCCAAACTGATTGACGAAAACGCCGAACTCAAAGGCACAATCACCGACCTCTCCGAGCACATCCCCCACTGACCCGAAGGACAACCATGACACCGCTTGAGAGGTCGGTGATTGTGCCTTTGAGTTCGGCGTT